TCGCCAATCAAGCCAGTGCGTGTTGACAATGCTACTGCATCCCCTTCAGCCACATCACCAGCAGTATAAGCGCTCCCACGCCGGAGACAACCACCAGCGCTATGGCCACAATCTCTAGGAACTTGCGGCGTCTCTCGCGCTGGCGATAGATGGTCTCCTGCCTCTGCTTGCGGATAGAGCCTTCCATCTTAACAAGCTCATCCCATTTGCTCTGGCCGTAACTATATTGTATGTACTGCTTCAGTTGGGCGCGTTGCTCTTCGGCCTTGTTCTTGGCGGCAAACGCCTCCATCGCCTGCGCCTCAACAGACTGTCCAGCAAACAGCTTTTTGAATATCGGCGGGTTCTTGGCTTCCTTCTCTGCCTGTTCTAAGTCAGACAGCGCACCCATCCAGCGTGACAAATCACCAGCCATCTCCTCGATGGACCTTGCGACCTGAAAGCCTCGTTGGATTGTGGTGAAGGCGGCTGATGCTGTTGCGGCGGCAGAAATCGGGTCAATCATAGATGCGTGTCCCTTCCGGCACCAGCCGTGGCAGGCAGTAGGCGGTTATGTTGGAACCCTGCCGATGTAACGTCTGAGCGTACCAGACACAGTCGGCGAGGCTACGAAAGTAGAGGTCATTGCTGACAAGGCGTTGGTCCTCGGCAAGACCCACGAACACAAAAAGTAGGAAAGCATGAACCACATCAGTCGCGGCCCATCAGCTTATCTAGCTTGGCGTCAAGACGGTTCAACGCATCCATAACGTCACGCATATCCTCACGCACATCCGACTTTGTGGCGTAATCCTCGCGGGTTCTGTTCAGCAAAATCTCCAGCCTCTTCTGCTCATCAGACATACGGTTGACCCACCAGCCACCACCAACGATGACTAGTCCAATGAGCAAATCGAAAAGGCCGGACATTTCCATTGTTAGCTCCAGCTTGCTGGTACTGCCTGACGCATTGGCGGTGATGCCATCTCAGCCAGCTTGTCGTCCAAAACAGCCTGCAGTTCAGCCTCAGTCTTGTCCATCGAGGCCAGTGTCTTTTCCTTGGCCCAGTCAGGTGTGATGTCATCGAAAGCAATGTAGTCAGGACAGCCTTCCTCTGGCGTTGCTACAGCCGCAGTGCCGTAAGCGCTGACAGACAGTGGGTTACCTTCTTCATTGACAACGCTATCGGAGGTCGCAGTAATGCGCCAGTGAATAGTCTGGATGCAGTCAGCGTGTCCGTTTTGTGGTTGGTTGCAGACGTCAAAGTTGAACGCCCAGTTATATGTGTTTGCCATTTTCTACTCCTCGTATGGGCTAGTGCCACAGCATGAAGGCCAAGCCGCCTTCAGTTCAGTGATGGTTGTTGCGCTGTCACCAGCAGTAGGCGCATCACGCAACGCCTGTTTGTCGGCTACAATCTGCGCCGTATCTGCATTTGCCTCTAGTGCTTTCATGTAGTCAGCATCCAAAGCCTCAAGCAGTGGGCCTCTAGCTTCACGCACTTTGTCAGCAAAAATAGCTTTAGCCGCAGTCAAATCCTCAGAAATGACCGTGCCGTCCAAAGCCCAAGCATTGCGAAAGTGCCTATCGCTTGGCACCGTTGCGTTGGCGGCATCAATCTCATTGCCGTCTTTATCTACGATGTATGTTGTCATGCCGCTATTCTCCAAGCGTTTCGAAACTCTCTGTCTGGCAGTTGTTCACGTTTGCAAATCTTCATCTTGACGCTGTTGCTAGTCTCATAGTTACGCCAGATATGTTGTGGCACATCCTTCATAATCAAATACAACAGGGCTTCACGTTCTGTCTTTGGCCCTTCTCTTGGCGTGTCGTGCAACAGATAGCCTCTAGTGTGCCGTTTGAAATCAGGCTGTGCCTCGTCCTTTGCCAATTCCCAATAAACCCAGACAGGCGGGAACACACCGCCGTCCATTAATGCAGACATAGCGTGAGGGTCAGGGTGCATAACAGCACAGCAGTCCATATCAACGTCCTCATACACAACAGCATACTCTGTCTGGTGTGGCTCAAGACGTTGCTTCGCCTCTGCTATGCGGTCAATTAGGCGCATTATATATCTCCAAAGACAACAACGCTTGCCTCATCCAAGTCTTGTGATACAGGGTCATTTGATGCAGTGCCACCAGCGTATGCTTGCGTCTCCAGAGTTGATGTTGTCGGCAAATTGCCAGTGCCTGTATTGCCCCTATTGTAACAAATCCAGCACCCACCCCTGTTGTCGCCCTGCCAAGTTGCCATAGACGCAGAAGCGTAGTTTGCATTGCTCATGTTGTTCGAGAATGTAGTCACGGTCTCGCCAGTTCCCGAATCTGTAAGTGAAGAGACGTTGAAGCTGTCGCGGGTTGCTGTCGTTGTTTCTTCTGTGAAACGATGCCAAGCTGTAGCCGCATGATGATTAGGTCCAAAGCTAGACATTATTTAGCCTCCATCGCCGCAATACGGCTTTCCAATTCTTCAATCTTACGATGTGCATCTTGCAGTGCCGCTACAAGCACAGGCGTGATGCGTCCGTAATCCATCGACATCATCGCATCTTCATCATCGCCAACGGCCACAGCCTCTGGCATTACCTGTTGCATCTCTTGTGCAATAAAGCCCATAGAACGTGGGCCATCAGGTTCAGCCTTCCAGTTGTACGATACTGGGTTCATCGCCATCAGCTTGTCGGTAGCGACTAGCGGTTCGATGTTTTCCTTGAGGCGTAGGTCAGAGGTGGTGTTGTAGGTTGTGCCGGATGTGGTGACAGAGATGGAGCCTACACTTGATGAGCTTCGCTCAAACGCAATTACGTTTCCATCATTAGTCAATCTGGACGCATAGATTGCTGTGCCACCATCGCTTGTGAACGTAGACAAAGTTGGCCGCAGTTCAACGCCTTCAGTGTTTGCGCCAGACGCTGTGCTTTTGCCCAGCAAAAAATTCCCCGATGCATCCACTCTGGCCTTTTCGCTACCGCCAGTTGAAAGCTGGAGAACATCGCCGCCACCGACTGCAATGCCAGTGTTTGTGTCATTTTGGCCAAGGAACTGGTCAGCATAAACCGTGCCGCCGAAATAGGCGTCTTTGAAGCGATTTGCAGACGAGCCTAAGTTATTAACGCCATCAGACACAGCCCCGCTATCTCTGGGAACAATGGCAGTACCCTCAAACTCAAGACCTGACTTACCTGAAGGGTTTCCTTCTATGTATAAATTAGCGCCTGAATTACCAATACTACCCACACTGGTGCCGTCTTTGCGGAGGTCCAAAATCGTGCCATCACTGGAAAGGCGGTTCGCAATTACTGCCGATGAAGCTGACTGAGTGAAAATACCAAGTCCAGTTGCCCTGATTTGTGCGCCGGATGTGTTGGTCCAATCGCCAGTGGCGGTGTGATTTATTAATAGATTGCCATTGCTGTCGATGCGGGCGGCTTCTGTGCCGTTGGTGTCAAACTCCATAAAATTGCTGGAGTGGTTGTAGACAATCCGCCCAGCCATCCCAGCGTTGTCGTTAAAATTAAGGCCAGAATTGTAGCCTGTATAAGCCTGAATGATTACATCTGCGTGTGCGCCATCCTTGCCTTTGATGTGCAAATCTTCTGTTGGTGCCGTAGTCCCCAGCCCAAGACGCTGTGTCGAGGCATCCCAGAAGAAACCTTGCGTGGTGCCTGTGCTGTCGTAGAAGGAGATGTCGCCGCTTTCATCAACACTTAAACGTAATACCTCTGTTCCTGAAGAGTTGGCAGTATTTATTCTAAAGCGTCCGCCAAAAGCGTCACCTGTACCTGCAATCGCTTGGGGTGTTATAGAAGCCACAACTTGATTGCTCGTGGCTGTATCTGTCATTGTAAAATTAATATCTGGGGTGTTTGTATAACCGACTACATCACCAGAAAAATTACGATTTAATATCAACCCTGCCGCACCATCTGTATTGGATTGGCTCAACCCATCCGCAGTCAGCACTCCGTTTATGTCCGCGCCAGTGGCGGTGGTGGCGAATTTAGCGGCGTTGTTATGATAAAGAAAAACTGCACCATTGCCGACAAAAGCGGCCATATCCTCACCACTAGAGTTCCGCAAATTAATGGAGCCTGAAGTTCCCCCATCAATATAAAGTGGTCCAGTGCCAACATCTTTAATAAAACTAGCGCTACCATCGTGAAAAATCTGCAAGTCAGACCCAGCACCAAACACGGCCTTGTCGTTGTCGCCGAAATTGATGTCGTTGCCATTGGTGTCGAGGTCGCCGCCTAGTTGTGGCGTGGTGTCATCAGCCACGTTAGCTATGCCGCCAGCGGATGCCCAGCTAAGCTGACCAGAGCCGTTGGTAACAAGCGCATAGCCGCTGGTGCCGTCACCGTCCGGCAAGGTAAAGGTTGTGGTGGTCGTAACTGTCGCAGGCGCCTGTATCTTAATAGACGCGCTGGCATCATCATCGTGCAGGTTTAGGACGTCAATCCCCTCGGTGCCGTCAGCAAACGCGCCTAGCTGGCGGGTAAGCTCTCGCATAGAGTTATTGACGGCGCTGGGGAGCATGCCTTCGGCGATTGATATCCCGCCAATGTCAGTGTTATTACCGGCGGTTGCACCGTCATAGTCGGCAATCTTGTCCTTGGACATATGCTTTCCTTACCATACCCAGATTTCTACATAGCCAGCCTGACCGGCTGTTGAGCTAGAGTCGCCAGCCGTTCCGGCGGCACCGTAGCTGATTGTCAAAGTCTCGCCGCCGACATTTGCGCCAGTCACATATTTGTGGACCAAGTTTCCAGAGGTTGCGGGCATCGGAGGGCCGTCATAAGTAAAGTTGCCGCCAGCACCAGCGCGGCTACGCCCGCCAGCCGCGCCCTGCCCAACCAACACATCGCCGCCGGTTGATCCAGATATAACACCTTCAACACTGCCGCTTGTTATGTATTGGCCCTTGCGCCCACCAGTGGCAGTGATGGAGATGCTAAGCGTTGCATTTGTGACGGTTGTGCTACCGCCATCGGTGCCGTTGTTTTGGCCCAATCCACCACCAGAGCCGAAAAGCGTTGTGCCACCGCCACCGCCGCCAGATGCGCGGATCATAATAGCCTGTGCATTGGCTGGGATTTCATAGTCGCCACTTGTTTTGACCGTGATGACTTGTGGATATGAGACTTGGTTTACCCAGCTAAAAGACCCATCGC